GGCTGATCGAGTACCGCAAGTATCATGAACTGTGGGTGCCCGACAACAAGCTCGACGGCGTATGGGTCAACCAGAAGGCCGCAGCGTAAGGAGGAATGAAACATGATTGAGCTGAAAAAGTTGAATGTGCACCGCCTCGTCGATTCCGATGAGGCGGCCGCCCGTCTTGAGGCGGACGGATTCACGGTAGTCAACAAAGAGGTCGAACCGGATTTCGCGTCCATGAAGGTTGATGAGCTCAAAGCTTATGCCGACGGCAAAGGCATCGATCTGGCCGGCGCGGTCAAGAAGGACGACATCATCGCCAGACTGAAGGAATCCGCAGCGGCCGTCCCGAAGGAGTGATCCTATGGCGCTTCTCGATGACGCGAAGAAGCTTCTCGGCATATCCGATATAAGCCGGGACGACATGCTGACTTACATCGGGGACCTGGTTTCCGGTCAGGCACAGCGATATTGCTGTGTCCCTGCGGCTCCGGATGAGATGGAGCCTGTATTGGTGTCGATGGTGGTGGAACGCTATCGCGCCGCCGGGTACGGTCAGGAGCAAACGCCGCAGCAGGTGTCAAGCGTTACCGTCGGAAATGAGGCGGTGAGTTTCCAGAAGCCCCGGAACGTGCCCCAATCCTATATCCTTTCGAGCGAGCTCACCGATGGGGAAAAGTCCATGCTCCGGCCATGGCGGAAGCTGTGGCCGTGATGGACTTGACCGTCTATGCAAAATACTTTGTTTTCACGTACACCGACGAGGTGTATTTTTTTATGCCCTCGGACAGCGGCACGGTCACCGACGACGGAGATCCTGTGATCACCTGGCAGCCGCAGCCGAAAGCCATGGGCAGTGTCCAGGCATACAGCGGGGACCTGGCGGAGAAGGAATACGGGTTGAAGGTTGAGTGCCAGAAACGCATCTTTCTGACGCCGGATACCATCGCCTCCGAAGGCTGGGGCGTCGCCTTTTCGGCGGCTGCTACGGCACCGGAACTGTATGTCAAATGGGCGCCACAGAACAAGACGCACCGGCTGGTGCTCGCGGGGACGAGGTGATCGCTTGGGTATCGAAATCCACGGGCTCGACAGCCTGTTTTCCAAACTGAGCGCTATCCCCGGTGCCATCGAAGCGGCCGGGGTGGAGGGCGTCGACAAGACGCTGATGGACATCACGGCCACGGCAAAAGAGCTCTGCCCTGTCGATACAGGACAGCTCCGCGACAGCCTCGAGCCATATGCAGAGACACACAAAGCAAAAAGCGACGGCGCAGCGATCTCCGGAGCGGCCGGCACAAATGTGGAGCACGGGCCCTATGTAGAACTTGGCACCGGTCCCGTCGGGGAAGAAACGGCGGCAGATGGCAAATATCCGGGACCCGTGTCCTATACACAAAAGGGATGGACGTACTTTGACGAAAAACTCGGGCAGTTTGTTCATACCCGCGGTCAACCGGCGCAGCCCTATCTCTACCCAGCGACGCAGCAGCACGCGGCTGAGCTGCCCGAAAACGTTAAGAAAGCCGCGCAGGTACGGCTGGAGGAGCTGGCGAAATGATTGATCTGACCAAACCCGTAAGGGAAGCGCTCCTGACAGCCTGCCCACGGGTCTACCCGGTTTACCCGAATACGTTCAGTCAGACGCCCGTTATCTCGTTCTACGAGGCGGTTAATCAGGCCGATAACAGCACCGACCTTCTGACTGATGTTGCATTTTCGGTAGATGTCTGGGCGAAGAAAGGCGCCGGAGATTTCAAGGCTACGGTCGCAGCAGCCGATACGGCTATGCGCGGCCTCGGTTTTCGGCGTTCACTTTCTCGAGAAGTGCCGGATTCGTCTGAGTATCGGCACCAGGCGATGCGGTTTGACGGCGTTTACAACGCCATTGACAACAAAATCTATGCAAGGAGATGATTATTATGGCAGAACCTACGGGTCTCGCCTCTGTTGGGGTTACCCTTGGGTATTCCGCAACTATCCCGGCCACAACCTATACCACCCTGGCCGGTTTGCAGGAAGTGCCCGATATCGGAGGCAAGGTTGATAAAATCGACGTTACCACTCTGGCTGATTCCAGCAAGCGGTACATCCAGGGCCTTTCTGACCCGGGCGATCTTGCTTTCAAATTTCTCTATTCGAACGCGGGGGCGACGGATGCATTTCGTGTGCTCAAAGGCTATGAAACCTCCCGCGCGCTGGTGGCATTTGAAGTCGGATTTCCGGATGGCACTAAGATCGACTTTACCGCCTACGTACAGGTGTCCATCGATTCCATCAAATCCGGCGCAGCACTGGGCTTTACGGTGAATCTCACGATCAACAGTGCATTCACCGTGACAAATCCGTCGTAACAGGAGGAAATCTGAATGCTTTTCGCAACTGAAACAATCGCCGGCAAAGAGTTCAAGCTGCGCCTCGGTGCGCAGGAAGCGACAAATGTCGAGCACGCGCTCGGAAAATCCGCTCTGGACGTTTTCCTTCACATGGCGCCGTCAGGCACGGCGCCGGGCGCAAGTGCCGCAGAAATGGACATCAAAACCGTGTCCATGCCATATCTGCAGGATCTCTGTGTCATCCTCTGCGGCGCCATGCAGCGCTACCACCACGGCATGACGCTCAAAAATGTATATGATCTTTATGACGAGCATATTGACGCCGGGGGCAGCTACAACGATTTTATCCCCATGGTGGAGGATGTGCTTGAGGTTTCCGGCTATCTGCCGAAGCAGAAACCCGACGCCGACACGCAAGAGGGCGAGGCGGATACCGGCGGGACCGAGGGAAACCCTACGTCGGCAGACGAGCCCGCAGCCTGACGGAGCTGGTCGAAAGCTATTACGAGCCCGCCATGGAGGCCGGCGTCGACCCGGAGCGATTCTGGGAACTGACGCCGGCTGAAATTGCGGCTCAAATTGGCGGGTATCGCCGGCGGGCGCAGTTCGAGGCCATGCAGACCTATATGCTTGTGTCGGCCTGGATGAAAGACCCTGTCAGTCCTCAGCGGCTGTTCCCCGGATTGTTTGACGGGATGGGAAAGCCTTCCCCAGCGCAAGACTGGAAGACGGTCAAAGCCCGTGTTATGGCGCACGCAGACGATTATAAACGAAACGGAGGCACGAAAACATGACGCTGGAAGAGTTGCAGGTCATCATCGTGATGAATATCGAGAAACTGCGTCCGCAGGTTGAACAGGCGCAGCAGATGTTTGAACGTATGAACGGCACCGCGGCATCCACTTCGCAGGATGCCTCCGAAAAGTCACAGTCGGCGTATAAGAGGGCAACCGACGCGGCGCAGTCAGCCGCAAAGCAAACGCAGAGAGCAACCGCGGACGCCGCGAAGGCAGCACAGGAAGCGGCTGCGGCCACGCAGAAGGCCGAGCAGAGCGCCGCGCAGGCCGGCGCAAAAGCGGTCGAACAGGCAAACGGGAAAAAGCGTCAGTCCCTCGAAGAAATCGAGCAGATCGCCATCCGAGCAGCCCAGCGCGCGGCGGAGACCGGCAGCCTTGCTGCGGATTCCACCGAAATGCAGCCGACCGCTGCTCCCAGATCTCCCCGCGCGCAGAATTTTGAGGAGTGGGAAGAAAGCATTCGGCAGCGGCGCGGTCCCCCGGCTCAGAGCGGCACTTCCACGGTCGACACGCAGCCGCAGAACAATGCGCTGCAGCGCACCGCCGATCTTGCCGCGCGGGTGCGTGACCGTGTCGTGTCCCTCTTTACGGGCGCGTCTCAGGGGAGCAAGTCCGCGGCGGCCGCTATTGATCTGCTGCGCGAAAAGCTGGATATTACCAATCAGCGGATCATCATGCAGGAGCAGGAGCTCGCGGTGGCGCGCAGTGAATATGCCGCAGCTGTGAAAAGCACGGCGCCGGACAGCGAGGAATCGCTGAAGGCGCAGGGATCGCTTCTGAAGGTCCAGTCCCGGCTGGTGTCTCTCCGGGAAGAAGCGGCGCGTACGTCTGCACAAATCGAAAAACTCGGGAGTTCCGAGAATAGCGCCACCAGGGAAACCGACAGACTCGGCTCCTCGATGAGCCGCGCGTCGTCTCACGGCGGATCCATGCAGATGTCTTTCAGCCGTATGGCGCGGCAGCTCGTCAGCATGATCGTCGTATATGGGTTTGCCTATAAGGCGCTGGCGGGGTTGGGGCAGTATACCTGGAATGCTCTGAAAACCAACACGGCTTTTGCAAGCAGCCTCAACAACCTCAAGGTGCAGCTGCTTACGGCGTTCAATCCGATTTATCAGGCGGCGCTTCCGGCCTTAACAAGTCTGATCAATGGACTTGCGAAGACCATGGCCTATATTGCGGCCTTTATTTCTGGCTTTTTCGGCAAGACCTATAACCAGTCCGCCCAGGCTGCTGCGGGGCTGAACAAAAACGTAAAAGCCCTGCAGGATACATCGAAGGCTGCCAAGGATGCACAGAAGTCGCTCGCGGGGTTCGATGAGATCAACCAGCTCAGCAAAAAATCCTCGTCGAGTGCGGCGGCTCCGACCGGCGCGGATGCGGGGCTTGTGTCTGCCGATTTCGGGGCGGCGAGTGCGAAACCGCTGATCAGCGAGCAGCAGATCGCGGCGGCAGAAGCGGTCGGCGCCAGAGTACGAGCAATCTTTCAGAGCATATCCGATTTTGCAACGCAACATGAAACGGTCATTCGGGCCGCAATCTTAGGCATCATCGGTGCTTTTCTCCTTTTCAAAACGATCACCTTTATCCAGAATATTATCTCCGGAATATCCGGCGCTTTTACCTTCCTTGCAGCGAATCCCGCCATTGCGGCGGCGCTTGCCATCGCGGCTGTTGTTGCGGGTATTATTTATCTCTACAACACCAACAAAATGGTCCACGACAGCCTACAAGTGACATGGGGCGCCTTAAAAACTGCCGCGGAGAACACTTGGGGATCCATCGCTTCAGCGGTTAAAAACGTCTGGGACCACGGTGGCTCTTATCTACTCACCCAGCTGATGATGCTTGGCACATCGATTCTAAATCTTGCTGGATATATCCTGACGAACTTTGTTCTTCCTTTTGTGAGCTGGCTCCTGACACTGATTTCCCCAGCCATTGCAACCGTACTTACGTGGATCGGCAACCTGCTGGGTGGGATACAGGGCATGATCAACTGGCTGCTCGGAGATGGGAAACCGGTACTTGACATTATCCTCGGGGCAGTCATGGGCATCGTCGTTGCTCTCGGGCTGTACCAGGCTGCCTGCCTTGCTGTAAAGCTTGCGCAGATGGCTTGGGCAGCGATAACCGGAGTTGTAACTGCTGCTCAGTGGCTTCTTAATGTAGCATTAGATGCGAACCCTATCGGTATAGTGATCTTGTTGATTGCTGCTTTGGTCGGTGCGTTCATCGCATTGTGGAACAACAGCGCGGCCTTTCGTAATTTCTGGATTGGTCTGTGGGGCGGGATTGTCGGTGCTGTTAAAAGCGCAGTAAATGGCATCCTTTATGCTTGGAACTCGGCCGCCAGAATGCTCAATCAAATCCGCGTAACCATCCCAGACTGGTCCCCGATCGGCGGAGGAGAT